CGAGTCTTTAGTAGAACTTAATCCTCAAATTTTTGGAGATATACTTTATGAAGATTTAGATAGTGTTACTCGATCAAAAATATATGGAGCTGTTTTAGAAGTAATATCCGGTAATACCGCTAAGATGATACAACAAAGTAAAAATCTATCTAAACCCACTAATACTTTAGCCTCTATAAAAGCAGGAAAAGGAATTAATATTTCAGACCCTAATATTTTAGATGAATTTACAAATTTTATGAAAGAGTCTGACCCAAAAGGGTATAATGATTTAGAACAAAAAGTAGAATTATCAAACTTTAACCCCAAGGGTAAAAAAGGAAATGCTGATGGTGGTATCATTGGTTTGACAAGCAATCCAAGGTCTGCTAGTAACAAAGCAGGTGTTGAAACATTATTTAAAAGAAGATAGAATATCCCTATGGCTGAAATAGACAAAACATTACCTAATATGAACCCTAATCAATTAGGGGAAGAAATCGATATTGAACAAGTACAAGAATCTGAAATAGTAGATACCGATGCAGGTCCTGTTGAAATAGACATGACTGAAGATGGTGGAGCAGAAGTTTCTTTTGATCCAAATGCTCAAGAAATTCCAGAAGGAATGGGACACTTTGATAACATTGCAGAAGTTTTAGAAGATTCAGTATCAGATCCATTAGCTTCTGAGTTAATGGAAAAATATACAAATTACAAAGAGTCAAGACAAGAATGGGCAGACAGTTATAGAGAAGGATTAAATCTTTTAGGCTTTAAGTACACAAATAGAACAGAACCATTTAAAGGTGCAAGTTCAGTTACCCACCCCGTACTAGCTGAAGCGGTTACACAATTTCAAGCACAAGCTTACAAAGAGTTATTACCAGCAGATGGTCCAGTTAGAACTCAAATCTTAGGTGCATTAAATGTTCCTAAAGAAGAACAGTCTAAACGTGTCAAAGATTTTATGAACTATCAAATTATGGATCAAATGAAAGAGTATGAACCAGAGTTTGATCAAATGTTATTTTACTTACCTCTATCAGGATCTACTTTTAAAAAAGTTTACTATGATGATTTATTACAAAGAGCAGTATCAAAATTTATTCCAGCTGAAGATTTAGTTGTACCTTATTCTGCAACATCATTAGAAGATGCAGAAGCAATTATTCATGTTATTAGAATTTCACAAAACGATTTACGTAAACAACAGGTTAATGGTTTTTATAAAGACATTGATCTTGGTGAGCCGCCTATTCAAGAAGATAAATTAAAACAAAAAGAATTAGAACTTGAAGGTGTATCTGCAAACGGTACAGAAGACATGTACACTATTTTAGAAATGCATGTTAATTTAGATTTAGAAGGTTTTGAAGATGTTGATCCAGAGGATGGAGAACCTACTGGTGTTAGACTTCCATACATAGTAACAATTGATGAAGCAAATAGTAAAATTTTATCTATCAGAAGAAATTTTGATGAACAAGATACTTTAAAAAAGAAAAAAGATTATTTTGTACATTTTAAATTTTTACCTGGTTTAGGTTTTTATGGTTTAGGTTTAATTCACATGATTGGTGGGTTATCACGTACTGCAACAGTTGCTTTAAGACAATTATTAGATGCTGGAACTTTATCTAATTTACCTGCTGGTTTTAAAACTAGAGGGGTTAGAATGAGAGATGATGCCCAACCTTTACAGCCTGGAGAATTTAGGGATGTAGATGTACCGGGTGGAAATATTAAAGATCAGTTTATGACTTTACCTTTTAAAGGACCAGATCAAACTTTACTACAATTATTAAATGTTGTTGTAGGAGCAGGACAAAGATTTGCTTCAATTGCAGATATGCAAGTTGGAGATGGAAATCAAGGTGCCGCTGTTGGTACAACTGTTGCTCTTTTAGAACGTGGCTCAAGAGTGATGTCAGCAATTCACAAAAGACTATACGTGGGTATGAAAAATGAATTTAAATTATTAGCACAAGTGTTTAAAACATATTTACCACAGGTATATCCATATGATGTACCTGGAGCAAGTAGACAAATTAAAGTAGCAGACTTTGATGATAAAATTGACATCTTACCTGTTGCAGATCCTAATATTTTTTCTCAAACACAAAGAATTTCTTTAGCACAAAGTCAATTACAACTAGCGCAATCAAATCCTCAACTACATAATTTATATCAAGCATATAGATCTATGTATGATGCGTTAGGAGTAAAAGACATTAATGCAATTTTACCACCACCGGCACAACCTACACCTATGGATCCAAGTTTAGAGCATATTACAGCTATGTCGGCAAAACCTTTTCAAGCATTTGGTGGACAAGATCATAAAGCGCATATCGATGCCCATTTAAGTTTTATGTCTATCTCTATGATTCAAAATAATCCAATGGCAATGGGTGCAATACAAAAAAATATTTTAGAACACATTTCTTTAATGGCTCAAGAGCAAGTTCAAATAGAATTTGTAGAAGAGTTACAAGAGATGCAACAATTACAACAACAATTACAACCTTTAATGCAAAATCAAGCTGCAATGCAAAACCCACAAGTAATGCAAATGCAACAACGTATGCAACAGATTACAAATCAGATAGAAGCAAGAAAAGCTATTCTAATTGCAGAGCTAACTATGGATTATGCTGAAGAAGAAGACAAAATTAGTAGTGAAGCAGGTGGAGATCCGTTAATTAAATTAAAATCTAGAGAATTAGACATTAAGGCTAGAGCAGATCAAGAGAGAAACTCTTATAATGAGGGTAGATTGAATGTAGATAAGATGAAAGCAATGATGAATGATACTCATCATGATGAAAAACTAAAACAAAACGAAGAATTAGCAGAATTACGTGCGGATACGTCTTTAGAAAAAGCCCAAATGTCTATTGATAGTAAAAAATTCGATTTTGGTAGAAATTTTAAGAAAAACTAAGTATAATAAATTATTAAGGAGATAAATTATGATGAAAAAATCTAAAATGCCTAAAATTGAAAAATGTTTAGGTGTAGGTAAAGACGGTTATCAAACTGGTGGTGTTGTTATTGAAGCAACTAACCCTTTTGAAACTCAAACAGTAGATGTTAGAGGAAATAGAAGAATGAGAACTGATAAAAAACCAGTTAAGGCTAAGTGGTATTAACTCATGTGGATTTCGGCACTCAAATTAGCCGTTTCTGCAGGCAGTAAAATATACGCTAACAAACAGAGAACGAAGATGGCTATGTCTGATGCACAGTTAATGCATGCATCTAAAATGGCACGAGGTGAGGAAGCTTACCAGGGAAAATTATTAGAATCGAGAAATTCGGATTGGAAGGACGAATTTATTTTGCTTTTGCTCTCGGTGCCAATTGTAATGTTGGGATGGTCAGTCTGGTCAGACAACCCTATACACATGGAAAAGATGGAATTATTCTTTTTACATTTTGGAAATTTACCGTTATGGTATCAAACAATTTTTGTAGGTGTAATTGCAAGCGTTTATGGACTTAAAGCAACACATCTAATAAAAGGAAAATAACATGAACACTAAAAAAAAATTAAAACCAGTACCTAAAGATAAAAAAAAATCACTAGGAAAATTACCTCCTAAAATTAGAAATAAAATGGGATTTTTGAAAAAGGGAGGCAAAGTATCATAATGGCTAAACCTGGACTCTACGCCAACATTCACGCGAAGCGTAAACGTATCGCTGCAGGCTCAAAAGAAAAAATGAGAAAACCTGGAACTAAAGGCGCACCTACTAAAAAACAATTTAAACAAGCTGCAAAAACAGCAAAGAAAAAATAATGGCTAAAGATAAAAAATTAACTCCATCAGAAAAATACAATCAACTTAAAAAACAAACTGAATCTGCTGGTATGAAAGTTAAAGAAGTAGATGGTAAGATTGTAGTTACCAGAAAAAAGAAAAAATAATGGCTTCCGCAGCTTGGACTAGAAAAGAAGGTAAATCCAAATCCGGTGGGTTGAATGCTAAAGGTAGAGCAAGCTATAAAGGTGGCACACTTAAAGCACCTACTAAATCTAAAACAAGTTCAAGAAGAAAATCTTTCTGCGCGCGTATGGGCGGAATGAAAAAGAAACTAACTTCAGCAAAAACTGCAAGAGATCCAAACTCTAGAATTAATAAATCTCTTCGTAAATGGGACTGTTAAATGAGAGATACTAAAGTTCTTGAAACATTTTTAAAAAACAACTATAAGAAAATCAAAGAAATGAGTTTATTTAGAAGCCTTAAAAAAGAAGTAGAAACAGGTGCAAATGGAACTCAAGACTATATCATTAAAAAGGGTGTAAATAAGGATAAAATAGCAAAAAAATAGGAGAAGAAAATGGACGATATAACTTTAATTACTAAAATACAAAAATCATTAAAAGACAGACTACAGCACATAGGGGATTCAATTCTTGCTGGAGGGGTTGACAATATGGAGAAATACAAGTATTTAGTAGGACAAGCACACGCTATACAATTAACATTACAGGATATCTCTAACCTGCTAAAACCTAAGGAGCAAAAAGATGAGCAAGGAAACGTTATCGACATCGGCCAAGGAAGCACCAAAAATTAAACTGGCACTTGAAGAAAAATACGAACAAGAAAATAAAAATTTACCACCACAACCAGAACCTTTAACTCCAGAAAACATCGGAGTTGAAACTGTTGATGAATTACCAGAACCATCAGGATACAGAATTTTAGTTTTACCTTTTACTCCAAAAAATAAATCAGATGGAGGAATTTTATTTTCACAAGAAACATTAGATAAAGCAAGAATTGCCACAACTTGTGGTTATGTTTTAAAAATGGGAGATTTAGCATAC